ATGGCGGTTGGCATTAGCCCACCATTGAATTAGGCGACATATAAGGCGCAATCAAGCCGCGCACTTTTGCTATAAGGGTATTGCCTAGCTGATAAGGCGAGGCGATAAAGCCGTCGACTGTAGTAATGCTGGCCCCTGGTGCCTGGCGTGCTTGCCAGATAGTAGTCGCTAAAGCGGCTGCAGCTTCGCGCACCGCTGGCACACTTGCATAAGCTGTAGCGTGGTTAGGGCCTGTAGCTGAGCCGTAAGGCTTTACTAAGTGTGTAGTTTGGTCTGCAGCTGTTTTATCAAAAGTAAAACGGTAAAGATCATAGCCGGTTAGTGTTTTAGTGCCATTAAAAGTAGTACCCGCGCCGGCTACTGTTACTTGCTGGCCAGTTACAAAGCCATGAGGTGTAGGGGTAGTAATTGTAGCGACGTTGGCTGACAAAGCCGTAGCAGATATAGGCGCGGTGTTAAACCATAAATATTTGTTGAGTATGTCCTCTGTAGCTTGACAAACTTCCTCAACTGTAGCGTCTGTGTAAAGGGTGATAGCAGTAATACCGAGCAAAGCGCGTAACTCAGCCATAGTTATATATGTTGCAGCCACGCGCTCTACTCCTTACTGTTTGGGCCTAAACCCCACCGGACTAGGGGCAGGGTTTAGGGTTCTAGTGTTTTAGGCTTATGCCTTGTTATTCTTGAACGCGCCGCCGGCTGCCAAGTTGGCAAGTGCACCGTAGCCGTAGTACATGATTTCAATAGAGCCGTTAGACACTACGTTAGTGGTTAGGCGTAGTTGAGGTGATTCGTACCAGGTAAAGCAATCTGGGTTAACGATCAAAAGTGTACCGTCCCCGTCGCCTCCGTTTGCGTAATCTACGTATAGATCAAGTCCTGCAACGTTACCGCGTAGGCTTGAAACTGTAACTGCACCGCCTGCGTTTTGTGGTTGTTGCGCTGTGTAAATTGGACGTCCATTGTCGTTAAGGGTCATAATGTTTGCCCATTGTCCGCTTGAGGCGATCATGTTGCGAGCAAAACGCTTGCTGTTTGAGTAAACGCTAGCTGCACCGCGTGAAACAATGCCTAGTAGCTCTGAGGCTGTTGGGTAAGTTGCTACGGTAGTAGCGTCTAAGGTAGCTGCGCTGATTAGCTCGCCGTTAACAAAATTGTTAGTAGCTAAAGCATACGCGTCGGCCATTTGTTGTACTAAAACGTTCAACAGGACGGGGTCCGACCGGTCAAACAATTCTACCGAAACCGTATTTTGCCCTGCATATTTATTTACAGTTGCAGTTACAAATTCTGTTTCCATGCCTGTTTCGCTAGGTGCTGCATATTCATTTGTATCTGAAACTGTAGGCACGGTTTTAATGCGCGGAATTTGCAGGGACATGCCCATTTGGGGCAAGGCGGCAGTGCTAATAGCTTCAATACTTGCGCGGAAACTAGTTGATTTACCGTTAAACAAAGTAGTTAGCTGAGGCGTTGGGATAAGGCCTGCGTTATTTGTGGTTGAGTCGTCAGCTGCGCGTACCCATGTTGCAGATTCGCTGCCTGGGTCCATTGCTGCCTTTACTTTGTGAAAAAGGTAATCGGCTGGGGTTGTAATTGGGCTACGGGGTGCAGTAAAAGCTAATGCCGTTACTGTTTGGCGTGAGGCTTCCACCGGCTGTGCGGCTTCTACCTCGGGTGCTGGGGTAGCGTTGTCCACGCTGGCCTCACTTTCGGTTGGTTGGGTTTGTTCTGTTTCCTCTACTGGCTCAGGCTCTACCTCACTAGCTGCGACGGATTCAACCGCTGCAGATTTAAAGGCCGCTGCCTGTACCAAACTTACCTCGCGTAATTGGGCAGACTGTACGTAAAGCACGCCGCCGCGTTCCTCGCTTGCGTCAACAGTTACGCCAACGCTTAAACCGTCGCGTAGATTTTCGCTAGCTTCAATTAAACTATCTGTCCCTTTAGTAGTAGCTGATACTTTAAAGGTTGCATATAAGCCGCGTGTATCCTCGCTTATATTTTGTGCAAACCCGATAGGGTCTGTAGTTGAGTGCTCCAGTAATAATTTAATACGACCGTTAGTTTGATAATTTATTGAGCCGGCCTCAAAAACTACTTTACCTACGCTGGTGTTACCGATTTCGCCAAACGGTACAATTTTACCGGCGATAATTCTACGCTCTTGATCTGTTGCTTCTATTGAGCTGTTAAAGTTCAACTGCATTAGGTGTACCCCCGTTAGGTGTTAGATCTTCCATTTCGCGTGCTTGTTCTACTGTAATTAAATTAAGGGCTAACATTTTTTCTATTACTGCTAAACGCGTTAATGCGTCGCTACGTAAATAACTGTCATCAAGCGACATACGAACCAGATTTTGGCTATTGGTTACGTCGTTCATGCTGAGTCTGTCCTCAATCGCGGAAATATAAGGACGTAGTGTCATATCTACAAACTGTTTTCTTTCGTCCATTAAATTACTGTAAGTCATTGAAGCGTTAGCGTCCGCACTTAGCATATAAGCCGGCACGTTACAAAGCCTGGCTATTTCGGTAGCTAATTCCTGTTTGGCTTCTGAATACATCATATCTTTAGGACTAAATGAGGTTGGCTCGTATTTGAGCGTACTGGATAAGTAAGCCGTGCTACGTCTATTTCGAGCCAATGCCCAACTAGCTAATAGTCCAGTAATTTGTTCCTCTGGTAAGTCTGCGCCGCTATTTTGAATATAGCCGGACGGTACAGGTGTAGCAGCTGATACAGCTGAGGCTTTTTCTAAATCTAACGCGGCGCGTATTGTGCGACCGCCTCTATTTAAAATACCTTCGTCCATAGCTTGAAAAGTAATTAAGCTACCTAAGCCGTTGCTAGGTCTGCGTTTGCCGTCTACATAATAAAAATCTACTACCGTATTGTTAGCGTTTAAATCTACTGTAACGCGTGAGTTAGATACCCAGGCAAAACGTGCAGGCCTTCCGTCGTCTGCGTATAGCTCGGTAACTTCCCAATATGCAACGCCATAATAAAATAAAGCGTCGACGGTCCAAGCCATAGTTACTACGCGTGGCTGCCTAACATCTGGCTGTTCTAGCCAAACAGGTGAGCCTAATTCTTGTCCTGTAGATTTGCGGTAAAGGTGTAGGGGTAGCGTGCCGACTACTCCCTTTATTAACTGTGAGGCCCGCGCGACGGACGGCACCGCTGCAGCCTCAGCACGTGTAATAAAAGTTTGAGGTGCAAAAAATAAGCTGTTAGTGTCTACATCATTTACCGGCGGGTTATATTGCGCTTTTATTGTAGGTGTACTTTCGGGCGTGCTTACAGCGTCTACTAGACGTAACGACTGTAAAATCCCCACGCCGGCACTATATACCTATTTTTAATAATATGTCCGATTTGTTCGGCGTGTCTAATTGACTATTATACTTGCGACTGCCTGAGGCCTTGAGGCGTACCAGGCCACCATAGCTACGCCAATAGCTGCGCATATTTCACCAGCTGATTTACGCCTTACAATTTTCCAGCCGTACTCGGTGTGCTTTGTAGCGCACGCGGCTATAGCTTCATTAAGTACCTGCTCGTTAGCGTGGATTACCTGGCCATGACTCATAAGCTGCGCGAGCCGGTTACTTGCCTCGTTTTGAGTTTTGCCGCTTACGTCCATTAAAGGCGAGCCGCTAGACTTTAAATAGCTTGCTACGTTTTCGCTTACCCATTTGTCATACATAACGACCTTAGGCCTAAATCTTTGTATATGCGCGTTTATATCACTAGCTAACTGCCGATCGTCTAAAGGTGTGTTGGTACTCCAAACCTGCAGCACTTTTACTTTTACCCTTAGTTCGTCCAGTTTTTGACCTGCGACCAAGACTGCGTATTTATGCGTATAGGATTTATCAAACGCAAAAAAGGTGAGTCCCCCTGGCTCAACTACAATCGACTCGTCCGCGCATTTTTCCCAGGCCCCTACCTCAAACGGGCTAGCCAGGTTATCTAAGAATTGACAAAGGACCTCGACTCTAAAAGCTAGCGGGTCATTAGTTACGGCGTTATGCGCCATAGTTTCCTCGTCCATTGTCCAGCCTAAGGCCGGATTTGATTCTATCCAGCCGCGTTTGTCCATTATCTCGCGGCTCGGGTGAGCTGACCACTCGAGCCAGCCCAGGCTAGGGCTTACGTTATTTATCGCGCGGTCCCGTAAATTATTTAAAACTGTACTCGTTTTATCGCCGGCGTTGCTAACTGTGAGGACCTGAGCTAAAGGCCGCGCGTTAGTCGTATATACCGCCGCGTCCCAGGTGCCCTGGTCGAGGGCGCGGGTTTCATCTGCAAAAACGAGGTCGGCCGTCATGCCTCTACAGCCGTTAGGGGTTGCAGCTACTACGGATATTTGAGCACCGTTTTTAAATACGATTCGCTCAGCACCGTTAGTAGTGTAGGTCTTATCCCAAAGGCCTTTAAGGCTCGGGGTATTTTGAATTAAGTAATCTATCTGCCGCCAAGTGATTAAAGATAGTTTGCGGTTGACAGATAATAGAATTACGTCCTTTTCATTGAATAAGTAAATACCTGCAATTATTCGGATTTTTGCTAGCTCTGTTTTACCTTGCTGCCTCGCGCATACCAAACCCTGAACCCTACGTACATACTTGTTATTATTCATAGTAAGCATTTCAGTTAAAGCGTGTTTTTGCCAGGGCATAAGCTCGATACCTATTTCAGCTGCTAGCTCTATAGCTTGCTTAGCTCTAGACGTGTCTCCTTCTACAGGGTGTGCGAATATGCGAGGCGTTGGGCTGCCTATGAGGCGACCCCCCAACGGTAAAACATTTGGCTTTTGACTGTCCGCTATGTCCGGTTTGGACTGGTCTGGACTAGTTACAAAATCGGACAAAATCGGGACATTTCTGGATAAATCTACGTTTAC